CAACAAGCGCTTGCTTTTCTGACAAGCGCTGTCACAACGCCTTTTCGGCGTTTGGGGTACAGGGTGTACCCAATCTGTCAAGCGACCCCCAATGTTTTCAGCCGGTTAGTTCGATCTTAACGTTAACAAATGGTTAAAAAATCGGGGGTTAAGTGATTGATTTTATTAGCGTACCACGGGGGTTTCTTACCCTGATTTAGTCCCCCGTGGTACAGGTTAGGGGACCAGATTGATCCCAAAACCAAACAAGCGCTTGTCATCGTGACAAGCGCTATTTTTCTTTCTTCTTGCTCTCCTCGGACGCACGGCTAGCCTGAAACGCCGAGCGTGCGATGATCCGGCTTTGCGTCGGCGACAGCGCTCCAGCGGCGCGGCCAGCGGCGTAAGCGGCTTCGCCAGCGATACGCGGAGACTGCGCCGGCAGAGCGGCCAGCACCCACGGCGAGACAGTCAGCGCACCCGTGCCGGCGATCAGCGGATTGCCGAGAATACGAGCCAGACCGCGAGGCTCCCAACCGCTGAGATTGCGGCCGGCGATCATACCGGGAAGCGCCGGCTCGCGCCGTGCAAGCTCCCGCATCATCCGCTCGCGTTCGCCGAAGTTGGTGTTGACGTTGTTGCGGAGCGCCGACAGAAGCTTCCGGTTCGCGGTGTTGTCCGAAGACTTCTCATTCAGGGAGAACTCTTTGCGGAGCTCCTTGTCAGCCTCGATCGCGGTCCTGTAGCCCTTCTGCGCCACGTCGTAAGCGGAGCCGTCAGGGCCAGCGGTGCCGCGCACGGCGTTGTAGACCTTATCAGCGGTGCGGCGCGCCACGGTGCCCGCGTCAGTGCCGTCGCGGATTTCGCCGACACGCTGCTTCAGGGCGTCAAGGTCCATCGTGGTATTGAGGCCGGCTTGCTGCCACTCGTTTACAACGTCGTGCAGATCGCCGAGCACGGAAGCCGCACGGGTATCCTTGGCCTTGCCGTTGTGGAAGATTTCGCTGCGGGCTTCGCGGAGCGCGTCAACTGTGTTCTGGAAGCTCAGAGGCGTCGTGTCAGCACGGGCCGGGGCCATGTCAGTATCGAACTGCGCGGAGCGTTCGGCGCGCATCTGGTCGAGCGCGTGATTGGCGCTGTCGCTGATGTCGGTGACAGGGGCGCGGTTGCGCATCTGCTCCAGTGCTGCCGTGTTGCCAGAACGGCCCGAAGCCGCCATTTCCCTGATCGCATCGCCGCCGACACCCGTGGACATGCCGAGCGCCGTGGCCGCTGCGCTGCCGCCCTTGCGGACGACTGCACCGCCGACCTTGAGCGAGGCGCTGACAGGATCAACGATTTCACCCACCTTGCCGACTACCCCGGCAACCTTGCCCGCGACGCCGGGAGCGCGTGCGGCCGCACCGCCGCCAAGCGTCAGCACTGTGCCAAGGTCCGACAGGACGCCAGCGGGGTCTTCAGCGAGAGCACGCTTGAAGCCTTCCTCGCTGCCGTACCTGTCAGCGAAGAACTTGCCCACGGCGTCAGCCGGCCCTTGATCCATGTTGCCGATACCAGCCTTGGCAGCTACACCGCCGGCAACACTGCCGAGGGCTTCCGCTGTCTGGACCGGATGCCTGACAGCCTGATACATGTCAGAACCCATCTGGCCCAAGCTAGGCAGGAAGTTCTTAGCCGCCTGTCCCGGCACGTCGCCCCAATCCAAGCTGTCAGCAGCCGCCTCCACGGGTTTACCGCCGAAGCGCGGCTTGCGCTGCTCAGTGCTCGTGTCTTCAATCGGAGTACCATTAAAACGGGGCATATGATTACTTCCTGTACTGCTTGCCGTCGTCGGGGTCGATGTAAGTGGTTCCCGGCGCTAGGGCGTCGAAGTCGGCTTGTGTTTGGGGCCTCGCCAATCCGCCGGCAGGAGCGCCGCCAGCAGGGGCGGCGGGTGCCTGAGCCCCCGAGCCCGTGACGCGATCGTAGAGACCGCGATAGTTCTGATCCCAAATCTTGTCAGGGGAGAAGGTGACAGGGCCACCGTACTCCATCTGCCCGCCCTTCGTGAGCCGCTGCAACTGCTCATTGGCGCGGACGCCTGCTTCGATCTTGTTCTTGACATAGCGGCGCATGTTGTCACGGAGCGTTTCGGGCTCCAGGTTGCCGCCTGCCAGAGAGGATTGCATACGGCGGAGCTCTTCGTTGGAGTCGTTACCGCCAAGCTGCTGCATACGGCCGAGAACCGCATCCATCGTGGCAGCGTTGACACGCTCCGAATTGAGGATGCTGGTCTTGGTGCCCGTGTCGATGCCGACAGCATCAAGCAGCTTTGCGGCGGCGAGCTTCTGTTCGCCGAGAGCGCCCGAGAAGAGCCCGCCTTCGATCGCGTCCAGCGCTTCAGTGCCTTGCGCGACAGCCTGCGGCAGACTGTCAAGCACGGGTGCGTAGGTCTTGTTGAAGTTCTGCCGGTTCGTCAGGCCGATGCCACGCGAAACCGTCGAGCCGTCCGACAGGGGCACGGCTTCGCTGTTCGCGGCCTTGGCCTTCGCCAGCACGTCGAGAGCGCCGTCAGGATCACCCGCGTCGAGATACAGCTTATAAAGCGACTGCTCGCGATCGGTCGCGAAGCTGGAAATGTCCTGCCCACGGAGCGCGTCGAGAGCGCTCGTGCGGCTGTCACGCTTACGCTGCGCGTCCTGCACCTGACCGTTCATCAGGCGGGCTTGCGCCTGCGTGTAGAGGCTCTTCGACTGGCTGTTGTCACCGAGCTTTGACAGAATTTCCGCACGCTGCGCGCCGCTCATAGACTGGCCGGCGGCGAGGAAGAGCGCCGACATATTCCGAAGCGAGTCCATGCGGGCGTTGTAAAGGTCGCCCTGCGGTGCGCCGGTCGTCGGATCGGTTGCGGTCGGGTCTTGGGGCTGCTGGAGGCCCGAGAGGATGCTTTGAAAATCCATTAGAGAAGTCCTTTAGGCATGGGAAGGCCAGAGAAACCGTCAGGGCGGTGCGAGACGCCACTGAGAGAAGCGGGGCGAACCTCGGGCGAGCCGGGGCCTGACAGAGCGGCGGCGACGCTTCCGAGCGCCGACAGGAAGCCCATCGTGTCGAAAGCTTTCTTCGCGGCCGGCTTCGTCGCGGGTACGGGGCCGGTCTGCGGCAGCGCCGGGAAGTTCGGACCTTGCACGGGCGCGGGCTGCTGCGGGCCTTGGATCGAGCCTGTCTGATCGACGCCAGCGACAGCCGGGGCAGCGCCGATAGTGCGCGGCGCGTCGAGCGGCGGTGCAGCGTTGGCCGGCCGCGTGAACTCGTCAGACAGAACGCCCGAGCGGTTGTTACCGGCGGTGGGAAGCGGCTGCACGGGCTGCTGCTGCGGCCGCATGTCAACGGGTGGTGACATAAGGCTGAAGCTCGACGGCAGAATGTCGTCCATCGTCCACGAGCGCGGATCACCCTGACCCGGCTGCTGCTGCGACTGGCGGAGAGTTTCGGCACGCTGCTGCGGCGAAGGGTAGTTCCTGAGAAGCGCCTGTTGAGCCGCCGTGAGGCCGGCAGGCTGTTCGTCACCGGTCGGTGACACCTGCGGAGCCGCGCCCATATCGGCCGGCACGCCCTGAGTGGGCTGGCCTTGGCTTTGCTCAAAGCTTTGCACGTCATCACGGAAACCGCCGATATCGCCCTGAAGCAAACGATCGAGAAGGGAGGGCATGGCTGTTTTTCCTAACGGGTCTGAGGTGTTGACATTTTGCGCGCTGGCTTGCTGCGCGACTGCGTTAAGGGCTGGAGCCTCGGGGAGTTCGCCAGCATTCGCCTGACTGATGAGAGCCGAGCCGAGGAGTGACAAGATGCCTTCCGGCGTGGCCTTGGAGGGTGTTGCCTTAACCTCCGTGACAGGAGCGCTTTGGGTAGTCGGGGCCTGAAGCTGGCTCGAGTCAGACATAGGAGCCGCGCTGTCAAAACCGTTCTGCGGCAAACCCATTGGCTCGCCACCGAGGAGGCTCTGAGCCTTCGCGCGGTGTCCTGCCATCTGACTATTCCATTTGTCAGCGACGGAGCCGGGAGCTCCACCGTTGGCCGCGTCGCTGGCGTTGTAGCGGCCGGGGCGACCCGCGTTGACAACCGAATAGGCGTCAAGACCTGACATTCCAGGTTGCCAGCCATGAGCACGGAAATACTTCGCCACCGCACCGTCAGGGCCAAGCTGGCTTGCCAGTGCGGCTTCGTTACTGGAAAGGTCCACGCCGAACTGAGCGCGCTGCGGTGCGCCGAACTGGATAAGACCTTCGTGCTGGCCGTATTGCGTCGTCGGGCCGCGCTTCATCGGATTAAAGGTGCCGCCGGTTTCATACGACATGATCGTGGCGAGGTCTTCCGGGTGCATCCCGAGACTGTCAGCAGTCTCGATGATGCCCGTGCGGAGGTTGTCAAGGAACGGCATGATTACGCTCCCGCGCCGAAGCCGAGGTTATTAGCCTTGATGATCTTGTGACCGCCGATCTCGCGCACGGAGCCGGGGAACTTCTTTTCGACTTCCTGCGCCATCGGGCCGACAACCTTGGGCGTGTTCTTCGGATCACCCTTGTAGCGGTAGGCGTAGATTGTCAGGCCAGTCTCGGGGTCTTTGCCGAGCTCTTCGATGTCAGTCTTGTCACGTTCGTCTGACAGACCGCCGAGGAACGGCAGGATGCCGAGGAAGCCGCCGATCGCCGACATAGCGGTGTTGCCGCCGCCTGCCGCCGTAGAGGTCTGCGACTGCGTGCCGCCGTAAGGTGTCGCACCGAGAGCGGCGAGGCGGAGGTTAAGAGCCTGAAGCGGAGAGTCCTGCTCCTCCTTCCACTTGGCGTACTGCTCCTGAAGGCCCTGCTGGTTGGTCTGCTGCTGCGCCTGACCGAGTGCTGACAGGAGCGCCGAGTTCTGGTTTGACATGGTGTTGCCGGCGGTCGCGATATCGGCAAGCTGGCCCGCTGCCTGCGTCCTGATCTGCTGGCCTTGAAGGTCGCGATCGTTGTCCTGCTGCATGAGGCCCGAAGCCGTGTCAAAGCCCTGCGCGCGAAGCTGCGCGGACATGTCACCGACCTGACGCGCGTTTTCAGCAGCGGCGACGCCTTCAGCTACGCCCTGACGAGAACCGCCGAAAGCGCCGGCAGAGATCGCGCTGTCACCAATCTGATTGATGTTGTTCTTGAAGGCGATGCCAGCGTTGTCAATCGCACGGCTCTCGACGTTATCAAGATACGGGTTCATGTACGCCGACACGTTGCCATTCAGGAATGAGTTGGGCTTGTAGGTCGTGCCGGCGGTTGCTGCACCGGCCGCGTCGTTCATGGTCGGGAACCAAGCCGAGGCGTTCTGGCTGGCGTTGGAATTGGCCTGCTGCTGAAGCGCGGTCTGCGGCGCTGTCAGGCTCCCGTCGTAGCCCTCGAAGGGCCGCGACGCGAGATCGTTCGCAATCTGCAAGTTCTCCTGACCGGCAGCATCCACCCATTCGGGGAGCTCAGTCTTGTTGACAGTGGTCTGCGTGCTCGGAGTGCTTGCCATTCGTGATTAGTCCCAATTTGCAATGGGGAGGTGCCAAGTTTCGTACCACTTGGCCCAACCCCGCTTTTTCAGAGAAGGTGCCCATCCCGGCCGCATGAGGCCCTGACATTCTGACAGGCCGTTCTCGCGGGCGAAGGCCACCATTTGAGGCTGAAGCGCGAAGACATCTTCCATCTTGCCAGCGGCCATATAGATGTTGAGGAAGCGGCGGCGGGGGCTGACACAAATCTCTGTCAAGACAAGAGCACGGTCATTCCAAAATGCCTGGAGCTTTCCCGCACGGAGGTCGGCCTTGACACCCTCGAAATCCTTGTCAACCCAAGGCAGCGACAAGCCCTTGTGGAGCTTGCGGAGAACGTCATCAGAGGCGTGATTTGCCATCGTTGACCTCCGCTGTCAGGGTTCCCGCGTCGCTGACCCGAACGTTAAAAGCCGTCCCGTTGGGGGACAGCAAAATGATCCGGTCTACGGCTTCGTCTTTAGAAATGAGGGGGAGAAGAGCCCGCTTCAGAGTCTCCACGAGGCTTGTCAGATATGCTGACAGTTGGCCCGAAGGTGGAGGCGGCGGATTGAATTGAACCATATCACTTGCTTTCCTGTAACGCAAGAGCTTGTTGAAAACACAAGCTACCTGCCAGAACCAATCGACCAATCAAGGCGAAGCTCGCCCATGCTCCAATCGGCGTCCTTCGTGGCTTCGAACCGCACCCGTATGTCACGGCCGCTGACACGGGCGTCACAGTAGCCGTCAGGGCGGGGCGAGTAGGGGCCGAACTCGCGGCCGGCACCCTCGGGTGCGAGGTTCGTGTAGAAGCGGAGGCGGAGGCTGTCATAGCCCGCACCGTTGGCGACAAGCGCCTGCTTGATATCCATCGTGCGAGCGCCAACGCCGAGCGTCAGGGCGGAGGTTTCCGCGTAGACGTTGCGGCCTTCACCTGACCAGCCATCTTCGTGCTTGTAGATGAAGTTGTCTTCGCCGGCCATGTACGGGAACCTGTCAGCGTCAGCGCCGACGATCGCCGAGCGCGGCATCGAGCCAATCGCCCACCAACCCTCGACGTAGTTGAACATGACATAGCTGTCGCACCGTCCGCCGTTGCCCTTCGACGGATAGAAGAACCAGATTTCAGGATAGACACCCATCGAGCCG